GACTATCGATTCTATTGAAAGAGATCTGAAGTCTAGCATTTCAATGTCTTCGATTTACGATGAGAAGATTACTGTCGCGACGGAGAGGCTTCAGATAAACGAAGCCAAGCTTTCAAAAATGCAAATGCATTTAACCGATGCACCTGTTGACGAGATGCTGTCTGACTTGAAGAAGCAGAAAAGAGAGCTCGAGAAGCTGATTCGAAGCGACGATGGTAAAAGAATTTCTGCTGCAAAGACCATTGGGATGGTTCAGACTCAGATCAAGAAGCTTCGGGAAGAAAGAAAGAAGTTTCAGGAGCTAAACGGAGAATGGAAGATTGCAGAGGTCGTTGCTGAAGCTTCTTCCAAAAAGGGTATTCCTCTGCAAATTCTCAATGGAAAGCTTCCACAGGTAAACGAGGAGATTGCCCAAATCCTTCAGGGAACTACCGGATTCACGGTCGAGCTCGAAGCCGACCCTGATTCCAACGCAATGGATATTTACATCAACTACGGAGACAGCAGAAGAATCATCGAGTGCGCATCCGGAATGGAAAAGATGATGGCATCGCTTGCTATTCGCGTCGCCCTGATGAATCTAACCGCGCTTCCACGCTGTGATCTTCTAATCATCGATGAGGGTTTTGGAGCTCTCGATGAGACCAATGTCGAAGCTTGCTCAGCTCTTCTTCACGGTTTAACAAAGTACTTCAAGACTATTTTGATTATTTCACACGTTGATGCAGTCAAAGATTCTGTTGATAACGTTCTATCAATTTCTAAGAGAGGACAGGATTCTTATGTCAACACAAACTGAGAAGGCGACCGTTCCTGATGCGTGCCCAATGTGCAATACTTTGCTAAGATCATCTGACGTTGATACTTATATTGAGTTTGGGGTATGCACTAACTGCGATATGTCTTTTCGACAACCTAGAATGAAAGATTGGAACTGTGGATGGAGACCTTCTCAGGAGCAAGTTGACAACATGCTAGAGTCTCTTAGAAAGCAACCGTTTTTCTACAAGCGCAACATTATTTAGATTGAGAGGTAAAAAAAATGCTTTGTGTTAAAGGACTGCGAGCACTTTCGCAAGAGCTTGACTACACATTCGGCGGTTCAAATGGTGAGTACAAGGTTTCTTACGATATTACCGAGGGAAGCTTTAAACTGAGTTACAAGGCAATCTTCCAGTTTGCTGACAATCAAACACTCAGATTACAGACGGATCGCCTAAGCCAGACATCGGAAGACATGCTGAAGGAAGCGATGCGACGAGGAAAGGGAGCTTACGACGATGCTTCTGAAGCAAACTTGTCGACTCAGCTCGTTGCAGATAATGACGATGTTCAGTTGGTTGGAACAACCATCTACTCTCCTCGTAGGACCGCTTACTACACGAGGGTTATGACATACAAGCTTGATTAATGGCGCCGCGATCTAAGCAAAGGCAAATCAAGGAAATCGTTAGATGCGGTAAGGAGCCTGTTTATTTCTTCAATCGTTACGTGAAGATTCAGCATCCTAACCGTGGCCTCATTGATTTCAAGACTTACGATTTTCAGAACGACTGCACGAAGGAATTTAACGATCATCGCTTCAACATCGTTCTGAAGTCTAGACAGCTTGGTTTATCGACACTGGTTGCAGCTTATGCTGCGTGGCTAGCCGTGTTCTACAAAGACAAGAACATCCTGGTCATTGCAACAAAGTTAGCTGTTGCCCAGAACTTCATCAGAAAAGTCAAGACGGTTATTCGAAACATGCCGCCTTGGCTACTAATTCCTGCGATAGTTGAGAACAACAAGCAAAGTATTCTGTTCTCAAACGGAAGCCAGATCAAGGCGGTTCCTACTTCTGAAGATGCTGGACGTTCCGAGGCTCTGTCACTTCTGATTGTGGATGAGGCCGCTTTCGTTAGAAACTTTGACGAAGTTTGGAGAGGCCTGTATTCAACGCTTTCCACTGGTGGACGTGCAATCATCCTGAGCACTCCGAACGGCGTCGGTAACATGTATCACAAACTGTACATTGATGCCGAAGCAGGAGTCAATCAGTTTAACGCTATCAAGCTTCTTTGGGACGTTCATCCGGACAGAGACGATAATTGGTTTGAGGAAGAATGCAGGAACATGACGAAAATGCAGATCGCGCAGGAGCTGATGTGCGACTTTGCAGCAAGCGGAAACACGTTCCTCCAAGCTTCTGACATCGAATACCTCAGATCTTCTGTTAGGGCTCCGATAGAAAAATGGGGACCTCAAGCAGGTGTTTGGCTTTGGAAGTATCCTCAGCCCGGAACAAAGTATGTCATATCGGCTGACGTTGCACGAGGGGACGGAGCTGACTTTAGTGCATTCACGGTTATTGATACCAGCGAAAGTGAAATTGTTTGTGAGTTCAAGGGCAAGAGCCCACCAGATGAATTTGCTTTAGTTCTCGCCGAAGCTGGAAGAAAATACAACGATGCTCTTCTATGCCCCGAAAACAATTCGTATGGCTATGCACTCATCATGAAGCTTGTAGAGCTTGGTTACGAGAACTTGTACTACGTCAATCCCAAGGATAGATTTGCAGCATCATACGGATCAGCGGACATCTCTAAGATAGGTTTTGCCACAAACTCAAAGACGCGAAACCAGATTCTTACTAAGCTCGAAGAGGTTCTTCGTCGCCACGAAATCAAATCATATTCATCAAGGCTTTACGAAGAGCTAAAGACTTTCATATGGAAAAATGGAAAGCTTCAGGCGCAGAAAGGTAAAAATGACGATCTCGTCATGTCGCTAGCAATTGGAGTCTGGCTTTACGATACTTCTCCGTCGCTAACTCAACAAGGCCAGAAGATGGCTGACGCAATGCTTGCTGCTTTTGCAGTAAACTCAACATCAGAAGAAAAAGATACGAGCCCTTTCTTTAACGATCGTGTGAGATCCCAGTATTATGATGTATCAAGACCTATACTTACTGATCAGGACCTCGCACCAAAAAGCGAATCGACAAGTCCTGATTATTGGTGGTTGTTAAAATAAGGAAAAGGAATGGCTAACGAAGAAAGCCTTTTTAGTAGGCTGACAAAGTTGTTCAGGAGCGGTCCTACCGTTCGACGAAAAGTCAAGAACTACAAAGCTCCTCTTGCTGGCGAAGAGTTGGACGTTTTTGGTTATGGCTCAAACAACGTTTATAATGCTGCGCTAAGCGCGTATGGCGCATTCGACAGAATGAGCCGATACAGCGACTTCTCTGAAATGGAAGCAACTCCTGAAATTGCTTCTGCTCTCGACATCTACTCGGAAGAAACGGTTTCAGTGGATGACAAGGGGAAATCGCTTCACATTTACAGTGATAACAGAAAGATCAAAGAGCTCCTAGAGAACCTGTTCTACGATGTTCTGAATGTTGAGTTCAATCTTTCTATGTGGGTAAGAAACCTCTGTAAGTACGGAGACTTCTTTCTGTTCATCGACGTGAATCCAGAATACGGAATCATGAATGCTTACCCGATTCCGATTGCTGAAATTGAAAGAGAAGAGGGTTTCGACCCAACCGATCCCGCTGCGGTCAGGTTTCGATGGATGTCTAGGGGAAATCAGGTTCTAGAGAACTGGCAGATCATCCACTTCAGACTTCTTGGCAATGATGCGTTTCTCCCGTACGGATCCAGCGTTCTAGAGAGTGCTAGAAGAATCTGGCGACAACTGATTCTGATCGAAGATGCAATGCTCGTGTACCGTGTTATTCGTGCACCGGAGCGCCGCGTCTTCTATATTGATGTTGGAAACATCTCACCGGAAGACATTCCAACATTCATGAAGCAGGCTCAGGATAGCCTGAAGAGAAACAAGGTCGTTGACAAGAACACCGGTCGAGTTGACCTTAGATACAATCCGCTGTCCGTCGATGAGGACTACTTCCTTCCTGTTCGAGGAACCGAATCAGGAACAAGGATTGATACTCTCGCAGGTGGCCAGAACACTGCGGCAATTGAAGACGTCGAGTACATTCAGAAGAAATTGTTCGCAGCGCTAAAGATTCCTCGAGCTTATTTGGGCTACGACGAAGAGATCGGTTCTAAAGCAACGCTAGCGCAAGAGGACATTAGGTTCTCTAGAGCCATTCAGAGAATTCAGAAGACGGTTCTCTCTGAGTTGAACAAGCTTGCAATCATTCACCTGTATGCTCATGGTTTCTCAGACGAGGATCTTCTTGATTTTGAGCTTAAGCTATCAAACCCTTCATCGATTGCCCAACAACAGAAGCTAGAACTCATCAGAACCAAGTTTGAGATTGCAGCAGCAGCTCCTGAGGGAATTGCGGATCGAGAGTGGGTTCGTAGAAACGTCATGGGATTCAACACTTCTGAAATCGAGGCTATCGAGAAGGGAAGAGAGGAAGACAAGAAGAGAGATGTTGAACTCGAGGCAGTTACAGCAGAGCCTGAGCCTGGAGCAGCACCTGCCGACGAACCAGCAGGTGATGAGGGCGGTGGTGACGAAGGAGGGGCTGAGGATCTATTCGCTAGCGATAATCCGGAAGGAAAGCTACTCACTTCACAAAGACCCGAGAGTGATGAGGACGACGAACTTTCGCTTTCAATCGATGACATCGATGCACCGATCAAGGCTCAGGAGAGAATCAAGAATGCATTTGGCGAGCCACTGACAATTAAGCGAAAGTCTAAGACATCCGCCACTACGGCAGAAATGCCAGACATGTCGAAGATGGTTGCCGTAGGAAAGAGAGCCAGAACACAGGACACAATGTCAAGACCTTTTGATAGAGATTCCATAAAAGGGTTTTCTAAGATCAAGCTCGGTGAAGATGTTGATCCCTTTTCAGACCTTATCGATAGACAAACGAGGCAGCATGCAACCATGACAAAAGAGTTGCGTTCAACGCTGGCTTCTATGAACACGAATCTAGATATTGACACAAGTTCTTTGCTAAAAGAATCGGGGAACGATGATGAGTAAACACAACAAGAAGAGAAACGTTGGAATTGTATATCAGCAAGTGCTGAGA